TCTTATCGATAGCCAGTTTTCTATCTACTTGTTTATTTTTAATTTTATCCTGTTGCATATCATGCTCTAGTTTCTTACGGCGGTTTGTAACTTCTTCACGAGCTAGTTTACGATCTTCATTTCTTTGATTTACATCATCCTTGTGCTTCTGTAACTCAAGAATTAATTTCTGAGCTTGTGCAGCATCCGGTTCCCCGTTAGCATCTGCGTCACCATTAGAGAATGTAAAGGTATTATAAGTTCCCCTCATATTTTCTACCATTTCATCATTCTGATCCTTACGATCCCAATCAGCTTCGTTATTCTCACGCTCCAACATTTTTTCATAAGCCATATAACGCTGCTGAATTTCTTCCATTGCTTGCTGGTGTTCCTGTTCAGATTGTGCATTAGCTTGTGCTACAGATTGTTCTATCGCTTCTATCTGACGTAGTTTCTGTTTGAGTTCAGCTACATTGATAGCATCAATGACCTCAATTACAGTAGAAGGTTTTGCATTATTTTGAAGCATTGCTTGGGCATACTGCCTCATTTCCTCCAGTTTGCGTATATGCTCTGAAGCACCATCTACAAATACACCAAGATCTTCATCAGTAAAATCTTCCGGATCAATTTGTAGTAGCATAGTACCATACATGTCATCACTATATAAGCTTTTCTTACCTTTAGCAGTAAGGAACTTAGCGTAATCCATTATACCCTGTAATTCTTTTTCCTGAAATTCTTCAAAACCAATAAAGATCATATCAGTAATAACTGTGGATTGGAAAGTAGCTCTTTCAGTTACTCCCTGTCCGTCAGAAGCATAGGTTTGTCCCTTTCTCTGCCGATTGATACCGATGATATCATCCCATTGCTGCTTGAAATATTCTAATAAATCTATAAGTTGTTTGATCTGATCGAACAGACTCATATCTACAACCTGGTATTGATTCCAGGTTTTATCTACACCCTGTTGATTACGGTTAAGTAGTCCGTAACCCATAGCCTCTGAGTAGTAGAAGAACTTTTCATCATCCCAATCACCTTCATTAGGAATAGCATTCTGGTCAATGAGCAAGATTTTTCCCTTTGACTTGGCAATCGTCTTTTCCAGAATATAGTTAGTAATGATGTACATGTTCTGGAATGGAATCCCAATTTCAAGTACAGAGATATTGTCCGAGTGGAGATCAGAATACTTACGGCCATTATAAGATAGTTTACAACGTGAAACATTATTCATTTCATTACGTTGTACAGGGACTTCCTGCATGTCAACGTACATTGCTTCTTCATTATCGCCTGTACCATCTCCAATTCTCCAAACTTCGTATACTACATTAATCCATTTCCATTCAACTACTTCTCCATTAGAACGATCAACCATGTACGATTCATCTACTTCTTTCTTTTCGATCTGAAATGTTTCAGGATCAAGAAAGGATACGAATCCTATTCTACGCCGACCTTTCCATTGCACATGGTATAATGGAACTTTGTTAGCTCCCTCACTACCGTAGGCAGCAGTTAACCCGCTAAACATTGCAGTTGGGGATGTAAGCCAATTACGACTATCCAGGTATTTATGATTCTGTTCAGTAAGTTTCATGTAGAAACGATCCACTATATCAGATACCGTAAGTTCCCGACGACATACTACCCAGTCTCCATCTTCTATAAAATCGGTATCTGTACTTTTATCAAAGTCCAATTGTAATGGAGAGATTACCTCGTACTCAAGATCATTGTTATTTACACCTTTATAAGAGTAACACTGTCCAGCTATTAACCAGTGCTTAAACATCTTATGCAATTTCTTTTTCACATTCTTTTCTCGTATAACACGGCGTAACCACTTCTGACCTTTAATGGCTATTGCATCTTTATAGGTAGTACCAAACTCCTTTTTGATCTCTTCCGGAACGGGTGGATTCTGTTCCAGTTGTTGCATTTGTTCAGGAGTGAGTTGCTGTCCATTCTCCTTCATATCTGAAAGAGTAGCATTGATAAACCACTGAGTAAGATTATCTTCTATTTGTTTTTGAAGTCTTTGAGTGTATTGATTATATCCGCTTTCTCCAAGATTTTCTACATTATAAACAAAGGGGCGACGCGGATATTCCCCCAGAAGTAAATCAATATTTGTACGAAGTATAGTTACTGGTCGGATCTTGGCCGGGAAAGATTTATGTGCTTCAACTTTAGCTGATAAGGGATTGGTAATATGATCAAACCACTTTAGTGGAAACTTATTATTGTAGACTTCATAGAGTAATCTCAGGTCTTTTCCTGCTTCGGCAGTCCTGCTACCAGCCAGAAAAGATGTTTTACTAATGCGGAACTCTGCATTATCCTTATACCAGTCTTCGGTTTTCTCACTTTCCGGAAGAACCTGGAGTGGCTGGCTCGTTGAACTCCGCCTTTTCAACTCATTCATGGTATGATAGTTTGTACAAATATACTCTTCTTATTAATATGCAGTAGTAACTCCTGAACTTTGTTCGCCAGCTGTACCACCATATAAGATATGATTGTTGCTATAGAATCCTCTACTTTCCCTTTTAGCTTTAAATAATTTCGCTCTTTGTTCTTTTAACATAAACATCGCGATAATACTGGAAGAGATACGGTCAAAGTTACCCTTCTCAGGATTAAACTTAGCCATCTCCCGAAGTAACCCAATCTTGTAAACTCTCTGAATAGTGTATACAATCTTGTTATTGAGATCTACTCCACGGGCAGACATATGCCAATCTTCCATATAGAGTAGACCAAGTTTCTTACGTTCAGGAGCCATGTTCATTAGGTAGGAATTACCGGCAGATTTAGAAGCAACCTCTTTATTATGGACCATTTCTGGTTCATGTTCTAATCTATGTAATAAGGAATGATGTTTAGCATAACTTACTACAGCCTGACCCCCACCGGAGATTTCTCCCTGGGCTGTACAATTGTACATATCACAAAGCATGAATAGAATTTCCATGCACCGATCAGAGTTCATGGGTCTACCAGTATACCATCCAACCGGTAATCCATTAAAACTAGGATCAATAGGATTATCCTGTTTCCATACAGTAATATCAAAAAGAGAGGTAAGATCTTCAGATTGTTCCTTATAATAGGCATCAAATGTTATTTGATACATACCTGCAGGTACATGCCCTTTAATATCCTGATATGGTCTTTCTACTATAGATACACAACCTGAGAGATCATCTATCTGACTATGTGGGTATTCTTCAATAGGACGAGCTTTATCCTTTGGCATTATAGTAAATTCTACTCCATTGATAGCTTCTGTAGAATTATTACGTGTAAGTTTACCATGCCGTATCAGTTCATGAATAGCTTTATTACTTTCAATACGTTTGATCTGGGCATTAATTTCAGCCACATTAAATCCATTACCAGTTAATCTTTGCAGTGCTTCAGAAGGAGTGAAAGGATATTCGGCTTTATATCTATCAAGGGTTTTGGGTTTCTTCGACTTCTTCTTCTTAGCTCTCTGACGATTTTCATAATCAATGGCAGATTGTATATCTACATTACCATCATTATCCATGTATACATTGTTTACCCTATAAGCGGGTACAAAGTATCCACATTCAGTTCCCTGCATACCCTGCTCAAATACATTGGGGAACCTGAGCATATCCCAGGCTTCAGGTGAATTAAATACATTCTCTAATCCCTGTATACCCGGACCCTGTTCACCACCGGTACCAAATACAGTTACTTGTCCAACATAAATACTACCATCTCTCATAGAGCCCATACATACTTCCAATGCAGCTTCCAGGTGAGGGAAAGATCCTCCCTCTTCAAAGGATGCTTTACGTCCTCTCTTACCCCTGGTCTTGGAAGGTTTATCTACAATTTGTGCTATGATTTCACTCATAGTTCCCTTCTCTACGCCAAATTCATCCTTATAAGATGCCTTCTGGTGCATTAATGTATTATTTACCTGCCGATTCTTTTTCCAGTAAGGACAATATTGATTTATCCAATCTAATCCTCCCTGTACTTTATCCATGATAGCATCACCTACCAGGAATGGTTCAGTACCTGCAAAATAATATGACTTGGAGCCATCTATAAAATTGTAATTATAGATACCATCCCAGGCTTCTTTATAAGAAAATCCGGCACCACGGGCTTTCAATACTGCCATGTGTAACCCACCAGCGCCGGCATCAATTCCCATGAACTGACCACCATACCAGGCGATGTGTTTAAAGTTCCACCACTCGTAATCTATTTCCCAAAAGGAAGGGAATAGTACAGCCTTTGCAGCAGTAGCTTGTGAGAGAGCACCCCGTTTACTCCTGGCTTCTGCTATAGCATCATCCGGTATACGGGACATTGGGAAGAAATTCAGGTATCCATAAAAACGGCCAGGAATCCAGAGATCCCCGACCTTATACCCATATAAACATCTTCTTTCCTGTTCTTCCCAATATTGTTTATAGTCTCGGGAACCCTGCGGAGCAGTAGTATATCTACCTCCATTATTCTTCCAGTCTATTGCTGCTTCTGAAAAGTACCTCGTATTAACGAGTGAATGAAAGCCCATATTTTGTTTATTTTACTTCAATCCAATTCGTAGCTAAGCGATCATTAGGTGTACTTGTATAAGGTTCCCACAATCCCTGACTATTATTGGTCACTAAAAATGGTGAAAGAGGATAGTTGTGACCTGCTATTGTTAAGTTGTCTGATAACTCTATTGCATGTATTACAGGAGAGAACTTTACTACTATAGAATCTTTCCAAATTTCTCTTTTTACGATCTTACCAGCTTTGGCTAATCGCATAGCGCTTGTGTATTTCATATATCATCATTTAAGATTTCATTTTCAGCTTCCTGCTCCTCCTGAGCAGTAAGTGTAACTTCTTCACCAGCACCTTTGATCATATTCACAAGAGAAGAAAATACAGGAGCAGATATCTGTGGTCCACCGGCTCCTACCTGGGTAGCCTTATCCTTGGAGGATATATCTCTGGACTTATTACGAATGTCTGCTTCACTCCAGCTACGTACCTTATCTTCATTTTCTCCCTTTACCGCTGTACCGCGAATACCAGTACCTCCATCTTTTAATTCTTCCTGTACTCTTCTCTCAAAGGATTTAATGCTTTCATACATTTTATCCATCTTCTGTACTACAGAGGAAATTTTATCAGGAGAATTTACCAGTTCACCAGTACGTTTGGATACTTCGCTAAAATTTAATGTTTCAAGGTAATTATCCATTGCATCGAGTGTCTTAAGTAAAGCACGATAAGTACGCATAGATCGGGCTGCACCCATTGCCAACTGCTCATACTTTTTCACTCCTTCCAACACTACTTCGTCAATATCTTTCTTAGACAATCCGGCATATACCATGGACTCAGCAAAGCGTTCATGCTCTTCCCAATCTCTTAATGGAGAATTGAAGTCTACAAAGAAATAAATGAAGCTAAATTCCTTACGTGCTCGAAGTTTATTACGAGCCTGTGTATCTCCGGGAGATCCCTTATCCCTCCTATATATAGCTTCAAACTCTGGTATCAATAATATCCAGGGTTTATTAAGTTGTACTGTCAGGGCATCATCGATTTCAAATAGTTTCATTGTCTCTGTCTTCAGGTAATCGTTTATCGATAAGTTTCATTCCTTTTTTAGCACGATAGATAAGATCTTTACCGCTACGTTTATTCTGATCTATCTTAGCAGTAGCACGTACCTTACTAAGTTTCGGCTTAAACTTTCCAAAATAGGGAATATGTACAGTTTCCATTGTACCATTCTTTATAGTATCATGGATATAAGTACCAACGAAGTTAATGATATTTTCTACTGTAGTGTTACTAACCTTATTCAGACGAGCTACATCATTATATAATTTCTCATTGGCAATAGGGACATCTTTTATACTCTTGTGCTTCACCATTAGTTCAGATATTTAAGCATCATAATTATTTCGTTTCTTAGATAGGGTAACTCAATGATTTTAGGACTAGGAGTTCCTAATCCTTCTATCTCATGTTGGAAATGGATGATACGGCGATTACCTGGACGGAAGCCAAAGTACTCTCCCATATATTGATATAAGGATAATTGTAAGGTATAGTGAATAAGCTCGCAATCTTCCAGATGTGAAATAGGACCAAGCATCTTACGCTTAGTCCCATCTCTTTCAGTAAATCCTTCAGTACGAATTATCTTATTAGTCTTATAATCCTCAATGTGCATATACCGAATGCCATCAATAGTTTCAATGGTTGGTTTATCGGCTCTACCGGCAATGCGCCAATCATGTCTCCATAACTTTAACTCAGGGTAACAACCATCTGGTAACTGATAATAATTATGACCAGGAAATAGATTAAGGTTTTGTACCAGGAAATCTTTTCCATGTATACGGTCAAATCCTCTACCGTATAGAAATTCCTCCTTTTCATTGTGTATTTTATTACCTCGTCTAAGAGAAGTCTGAGTAATGGTATCCCATTTATTAAGCCAATACTCAGCAGTGTGTCCGTACTTATCTGCATATAATTGTGCTTCTTCTTTTTTATCGAATTTTTTATGAAACTTCTCTATCAATTGAGTAGCTGATACATAAATCTTATCTCTACAGGAATACTTATGTGCAGCATCATTATAATCCACTTCTTCAAACCAGGCAGGAGGTTTATTACCCCATTGTATTTGGAATTTTTGACGTTGCTTTGTCTCGATTTCATATGCCTGTTCCATTGTTACCATTGTTCCGGGTGAGCTAAAATGAGTGAAAGAATAGAAGCTGCGCCTACTTGTTTGGAGATTGCATTAGGATCATACTTACTATCAGCAACATACTTACCAGCGAAGTAATGGTTAGTATAAGACCATATATAAGGAGAGTAAACCCCACGCTTCTTATATCCTATACCGTTATATGATTCTAATTTTTCCAATACAAATGCAATACTGGTCCAGTCATATGTTGCATTATTAAAGTCAATAAGTCGGATTGCGTCTACTGCTGATTCATGCCAGGTAAATGGAGGATTTCCTTTCTTAGGTCGTCCTGCCGGAACATGAGTAGTACGATCTGTGAGAGGATCTCCATTATGTAAATGTTTAGTGAAAGATAATCCACATTCCAGGTAGTGTATTACTCCAATTACATACCAGGGACAAAGAGATCCATTTGATATTGCTTCGGCAGCAGCCTCGGATACTGCATGGTATTGTTCAAAGTTTGCAGCAATCTGTTTGGCTGCTTTCTTTACGGCTTCCAGTTTTTCCTTACGGATAACCATTGTATTCCAGAGTTGTTGATAATCCGGAGTTTGTGTACTCATCATTGTTTATTTTGATTTACCAGGTAAACTGTTCCATCACTCATGGTAACTGATACAGGATAAGGAATATTCCCTGGTTCCGGA